ACTGTTAACACGACTAGCATTGATTTCTAGCACATCTAAATCATTAATTTCTAATTCATTTAGTAGAATCTTAGCCAATGTAGTTTTACCAATTCCTGCGTTCCCACTAAAAAGTAAATGAGGAATAGTGCCTTCTTTAATCCAAGTTTCAACCTGTTTGCGTTGATGTTCATCTCTGAAAACATAGCCGTCCAGATTCCGAGGTCTGTATTTCTCTACCCAAAGTTCTTTCATAATTACCTCTTGAAAAGTTTTTTAATATTAGTGATTAGATTATAAAATCTTAAGTGATGCGTGTCAAGAAAACTTGGATGATGTGGACATCTGCCCTGCCTATAATCACAAGCAGGGCTATATTCCTTACGGCAAATATTACATTTAAAACTCTGAGGGTCGCTCATCAGCTACAGCCATTATACAGTCGTTATCAATTCGACGGATAACAGTTTCCTCACCATCAGGTGTTTCAACTTTAACACCTCTGGTCCAACGTCCATGTTCTACTAGGACCCAGTCACCTACCTTTAAGTGTCGTTGTTCTTCACCTATGGCCCAAACACGACCCCATCTTGGTCTGATTCCAGTTTCTTTACCGTCATCATTTAATAAAAAAATTCCATTTCGTGTAGTTCTGGAATCAAATTCCATATCAGCTACAAGTACATTATCTCTAATTGGAGTAATTTTACCTTTAATCATTCTTTTCCTTTGTAATATTCATTTTGAATTTCTTCTCTACGACGAATGATTTTGCCACCGGGGCCTAATTCATCGCCTCTGGCATTGACTTTAGCATTGCCTACGGCCAGTGTAGTTTCGTTCATATTGCGTAGTTTTTCAATATCCACTTCTTTACCATTGGCACTACGATATACTTTTTTTGGACCTTCTTTCATTGTAATCTCCTTAACGTAGGAAGTCTGTATAGTCTAGATTATATTTAATCGGATCTATCTTATGGACCCCGATTAAATATAATACGTAGCTACTTACACTACTACCTCGACCTACACCCCAAACAATATTGTTGGCTCTAGCAGTATCTATTATATACTTAAGCCAACGCAACAGGTTCATCATACCACGTACTTCAAACTCAAATAGTTCATCTCTAAGTCTTTGATTAGCGTCGTCCCATGGAGGTATTTGATTATATAACCAAGTTTCTATATCAAATGTTTTATATTCTTCAGGCATAAGCCATTCGTTTTGGCATATACGATCAAAGTCTTCTATTTCTATATCATAGATATCACGATCTATATGCTTAGTTTCTAAACCTTCTATATCTAAATCAGTGTAAACTTTTCTGATTAAATCTATTTTGTTTTGATAGATAAGTTCGATCAAGTCTTGTTCTTCGTATATACAATGACCAAATTTATCTGTTTTCATTGCTATATTTTAATTGATGTTAAGCAAATTGTCAAGACCTTTTTCTTTATTTTTTTCAAATTGTTCTTGGTATGTTTTCATTCTGCGCTGTTGAAGATCATTTTTGTATATGTTTAAAATTAAATTCAATTGATTTTTTACTTCTGATCCGCCAGCCATAAAATACTTTTTGCCAAGTTCTTGTATTTTATCTTCAAGTTGTTTGTCAGTTAAATTGGTGGTATCAACAAGAGGATGTATCATACGCCTATAAATTTCCCTATATAATTTACAAATACAGCATCGTTTGGATTATAGCTCCATACTTCAAAAACATGTTCATAATCATTGGCATGATCTAGGTTTGTGTGCTGTTTAAACGTGAGTCCAACTAAACTACCTGTACTTGTAACTATTGGACTGTTATTCAAATTTACCAATGTAAATGAAGTGGTACCATTTGATCCTAAAATTTTATATGTAGTAGGGTCAGAATAATTAGCTATGGATCCAGTACCAGTATTAGTTCCACTAACAGTTACAAAATTACCAGCAGTTAGACTAGTTGTATTACAGGTAAACGCTCCGGTGTTGCTGGTTAGGGATACATTGTTAAGTTCTACACCATCTTTGCTGGCTATTTCACTTATGATGCTAGGCTGTAAATACCAACTATAGCTATTGTTTTGGTTAAATTCATATTTTAAAGGCTCGCACGATTTAATAGGAGCACCACTCTGTGTAGTAAATTTTACCTTATAGGTAAATTTATCATCATCATTTGTAGCAAAATTAAATTTAACATGTAGAATAATTTTATGACATAATGATACAGTAGAGTCTAAAGGTGTTGGCCAATTTGTAAATTGTAGAATAGCATTACCAGTTACACTAACTTTATGTACCAACCCTAGTTGTAAATTTATTGGAACACTACCACCTGATACATTGCCTATTGCAGGTTGGAATTTCATACTTGTATAATCTAATACAGCATTTTTAATTATATTTTTATTAAAATCATTAGTGACCAGTGTATTGATATTGGCATCGTCTCTAAGTTTAGCAGTGAAGGATTGAAGGTCGTCAAGCTCATCTCTAGCCTGTGTTAGGGCTGTTTTAATATTAGCAAAGTTGTCTCTAAATCCTTGACTAGGATTGTCTTGACCTTCTACAGGAAAGTTTGCATTAATATTAGTTGGATTTATTTGACTCATACTACGACCTCTTTATTTTGGAATACTAGGAAACTGTCCTGACCGAGCCCAGTGACACTATCTATAATATATCTATCTACTGTAAAATCTAAATTCTTAAAATCAAATTCACTGTTTTTTATATTTAAAAGAATTTGTTGACTGGTACCTGCTAAACAATAACACAAAGGTAGCGCCAATGTAAAGCCTAATTCTTGTCTATTATCTTGGAAACTACGCATCCAAAGAGGTAGGTATTTTGGTTCATTTATCACGGTGTTTGAACCACTGTTCCAAGATTTTATTCTTCTACGCCAATTAGTATATGTATTTGGATACCTGTTACGACTTCTAAAATCACTGACCTGTAGGTCATTTCTATCTACAGTAATTGCTTCTAATGGTCTGCGTATAAAAGGTTCTTTATCGCTTACATAGTATTCTTGCTCAGCAGTTTTCCAAATATAATTACTAGCATCTGCACTGATAATATTATTTGCCTTGACCATTTTTACCCTAAGATCTAAATTACGTCTGTTAAAGTCGTCAATGGTCAAGTTTAATGGTAACTTATCATCTTTAAAATCTTGATTATCTATCATTTGTACATAGACAACTTCATAGACAACATCGTTTGATCCTAAATTTTTAGCTAGAGCAGTTTTTACTTCACCGAATCTAAATCTTTTCTTTTTATGATTTAGACCAATCATACTTATATATTCTTTAGCTACTAGTGTTTCAATACCTGCAAATAGTAAAACTCTTAGATCCTTTCGAATGCCAAAGTTTTTATCATCTGGTCTATAGATATAATCTCTAGGGAATATAACTTCGTTGTTAATAAAATTGTTGAATAGGTCTCTTTTAGTTTCGTGCATATAAGTGGTAACATACATATTACTGAATAATTTGTTATGAGGGGTGCCTATTCTAATAGTAAATTCTCTATCAATTGAGCTATAGTTACTTTGATCATTGGCTCTAACAATAAACTTATATGTTTTATCAAATGTTGTAGTGCTGTTATCAAATATAGTATTAGTTCTATTTGGTCCCGAAGTATCATATATTGTTGTCATTCCTCTTAGGTCGTCACTAGTTCCTAGTTGAAAGTCAGGACCTGCTCCAGTGTATTGTCTTATTTTGCCTGTTATTTCCCCATTTTTTTCTAAGTTTAATCCTGGAGGAAGTTGACCTGTTACTACATTATAAAATATCTGTGCATTAGGTAATGTACTAATGGCTTTTATGTTTAGGTTGCAGACCAAGTTAGCATCTTGAGTTCCTAAATCTTCTGGACTTATCCAAGACATAGCACTATCAATTTCACCTAATATTCGCACTGTAAATGTTCTACTCACACTGGCTTGTTCAGCCTTGCGACCAAATCTAATGGCTGTTACAGTAAAAACATATGTTTCTATACTATTAGACTGATATGGTATTATACCAAATAACTCACCACTTTTTATGTCTAATTTCATTCCAGGTGGTAGTTGACTTTTTGGACTGGTGGGATCTGATGGATCTACATTGGGCTCTAGGTAATACCTAACTTGCCCAAGAGCTATCATATCATAGATATCTAGTTTAATAATATGATAGTTGTTGCCACGTAGTATACCAAGATTAGGACTGGTAAGCCAAATTGGCTTTCTAAGATCAGTGTTATCTGCTCTGTAAAAGTTAGTTCCTGCTTTGATAATAGTATTATCTGCTTTAAGGAAATCTTCTCCTACAACATATATTCTAAACTTTCTTTTCTTAATTGTATCACCGTCATTTACACTTACAATGAATTCATAATTACGATTAAGTTTTTTTGGAACTCTTAACGGTGCAAAGTAATCATATGTTGTAACGTCATAATTAAAAGTATCATATCCGTTGTCTGCTTTAATACCATAGTCAAACCCATATAGGTCATAGTTTACTGTATCATAACCACCGTTACGATCATCTACAAATACTGCTAGTAATGGATCTATTAATCCATGTAGGCGACCATCACTTTCTAAGGTCATACCTGGTGGTAGTTCACCATCTCCACTACTAACAAAATAACGCAATTGTTGTCCAGCAGCAGTATCAAAATCTTCTGCTTGTATAAAAAATTCTATAGGTGTTCTATCTAAGGCAAAAAAAGTTTTATTTTCGCCTACAGGTAGCAGGCCTTCAGGAGTAACGAAATTAGGTTCATCTGCGCCTTCAATGACCATACTGAATGTACGATCTGCTATTTGATTATTTTTACTGGCTCTGAGGCAAAATTTAAATGTAGTAGTTCTGGCTACTTCTTTAGGAGTGCCTTTTAGTCTATCAGTATCCAGCCTAACACCTGGAGGTAATTTTCCAGATATAACATTAAATTTTACTCCGCTTATAGATAAGTCTATAGGCAAAGGTAAGTTTATTGGGACATTTTCTTGATGTGTTCCAAAAGTATAACCACTATTTTGTGACCAAATATTGAGCATTCTAGGATCCTATAGTATATTTATAGGATTCTAGCTGTCTACTTTCCCCCGTATACTGGGCATAAAACGATTATTCCCGCCGTATGGTTGGGCACTACCTGGTAATATGTGTAGTTTAAGGTTATTCATTCCTGCTGCTAGGGGAAAACTAAGTTGGTCTCTGCTACTACTTTGTACTATAATATCCCACCAATTTAGCAAAGCAGCCTGCACTCTAGGAGTATTACGGTATATAAAACTGGTCATTTCATACAATCCAGCATGAGTAGGCCAATTACATCGACGAAATACATCGTGCATGGCATTTAAACTTTCTACAGTATCAAACTTACTTAATGCTACAATATGTATTTCTTCATAGACACAGTCTCTACGGGCATGTTTAAATACTCCCATATCAGCATCGCCAATAAGGTCTATAATTTCTTTTGGATCAGTTTGTAATTCACAATAGTGGTCGTGCCAAATATAATAATCATACCCAGGGACCATCATAAAGCCTAATACTTTAGGCAGTTTGGCATTGCGTCTTGCTGCATATACTGGATCTTTACTAAATTCTATTATTGGACGTTGACGCCATACTCTAACATCATGTAGCTTATCTACGTAGGCATAATAGTCTACACCTTCAAATCCACCGTTATCAGGATCACGTAATGTTGAATTTAATCCGCTTAAGCTAGTTAATACTGCTACTTTCAAAGAGCCTCCGTTTATATACTGTCGTCGGCTCTACCTCCATCAATAATAGCACCTTCTGCAAGATTAAAAATTGCTGAAGCTGCACCACCATCTACAGTAGCATAGGCCGCATTTACTGGCCCAGGTTGCCATATACCATCTCTAAACACTAGACCATCTTCGTTTATAGGGTCTCTAATATATTCTACATCACTAAGTCCTGTTAAACTATGATTATTGATATTAGTGACTTGTCCTATAAAACTAGTTGCTTGTATTGGCCCTGAAGTTGTAAATTTGTTTATGCCTATATTTAATGCCACAGGTGCATTGCTAATAATATTTTTACCATTTAAGTTTAAATTAGCTGATAGAGTAGGACTAGGATCTTCTATTAATAAACTAGGAAGTGCATCCTCAATGCTTGCAAAGTTTCCATTAACTTTTTCAAATGCTGTACGTAGGTCATCACCTGTGCCATCGTTGGCATAGCCGCCTAAATTAATTTGTTGTAAGGATATTTGTGGCATAGTTCAGCTCCTCTAATATTTATCAAAGACCGTACTTGGCCTTGTCAGCA